CGATTGCTGCAGAAGGTATGGGATGGACTGGATTAAGTAATGGCACTACTGAAACTCCAGTATCACTTGTATATAAAACTAATACTGGAAACTGGCATGCTGCTATAAGTGTTTATGGTGGTGGTGATCCTGGTGGTGGGGGTAGTATTGTTTTATATACATATAATGCCGACACAGAACAGAGTTATCAGTGGGAATTTGATTTAAACGGCAATTTAGTTTTGCCGATAAATGGTAGTATTAAAGATTCAAATAACAATTATCTTACACCTAAATCTTCTACAGTAGCACCACTAATTACTAATGTATTATCAGGTGTTGTTTCTGACCCACCATCTAATCCAAACTGGTTAAATGGTACTGGTGTTGCAGGTGGTGTATCAAATGCTAATTTAAGTTTTTCAATTACAAGTGGTGCACCATCATTTACTATTAATGATCCAGGATTACCAGGAAGATATGTTGGTGAAACTATTTTTAATATTAATGGTTCAGTTCTAGGTGGTACTGATGGTATTGATGATATGATTATCAATGTATCTTCAATCACAAACACTGGATCTGGTGTAATTGATTTAACTAAACAAACACATGTATTAGAATCTGGTGACTATACTCTTGCAGATGGATATGAAGGACAGGTATTATACTTTATTCCAAAGGTTGGTGCAACTAATGTATTTGGTTCAATATGGATTCAAGCTGCTCATGTAAGATATATTAATCCTTCAGATGGATCAACATCAGAATTTACAAATGCTTGGTGGAGTCCATTTTATAAAGCAAATGATAACTACATATTAAATGGTGTTGCAACTGCTGTTTTTGCTGACGACGCTTGGAACTTTACTGGTGGGATTATTGACTAATGTTAAATAATAGCGTATTTTATCACGGAATTATTAGAAAGTGCATCGTAGGTTTTGGCGCTTTATTCAGTGACATCTATATCGATCGCAAACAAGGTGATTCTGTCACTGGTGAAACTATCCAAAGATTACAAATTCCTCTTGCATATGCCCCAAAAGAAAAGTGGTTAGTTCGTTTAGATTCAGATCCAAATTTACAAAATCACACATATACTTCTTTACCAAGAATGTCATTTGAAATCATTGGGTATAATTATGACTCCTCTAGGAAATTAAATCGTATGCAACAGATTAAGTGTGGGGTTGGTGATGCATCGGTTTCAACTATGTATACTCCAGTTCCATATAACATTGATTTATCTTTATATGTTTTAACAAAAACTCAGGAAGATGGTCTTCAAATTATTGAACAGATTCTTCCAACATTCACTCCAGAGTACACATTAACAATTAATGTTGTCCCAGAAATGAATGTGAAGATTGATGTTCCCATTATTTTAAATAGCGTTTCAGTTGCAGATGAATATGATGGTGATTTTCAAACAAGAAGATTTGTTACTCATACTCTCAACTTCCAGATGAAAGTCAATTTATTTGGAGCAGTTTCTGGTCAGAATGTTATCCAAACAGTGAATGCTAATGTTGGAGAGAATGAAAATTTTAGTAGCCCAAATAGAATTTATACTGCAGAAGGTGATGTCACTACTGGTGTAGTTTCTAGCGAATCATGGGAAAATAACTTTTAAATATGGCTGAGATTTATAACTCAAACACCAATCTAAAAGCTGCTGGTGTTGCAGTTCAGTTTACCCCCGAAAATATTAAAGAGTATATTAAGTGCTCTCAGGATCCAATTTATTTTATTGAAAACTATTGTCAGATCGTAACACTTGATCATGGTCTACAACTGTTTAAGTTATATGACTGTCAGAAAAAGAAAGTAGAAGTTATCCATAATAATCGCCGAGTGATTCTTATGGAAGGTCGTCAGCAGGGTAAAACAACTACTTCTGCTGCTTATATTCTTTGGTATACACTATTTCAATCAAATAAAACTGTAGCAATTTTGGCGAATAAAGCCACTTCTGCTCGTGAAGTTTTAGATCGCTATCAAATTATGTATGAGATGCTTCCTATATGGATGCAGCAAGGTGTTACTGGATGGAACAAAGGTGACATCGAACTAGAAAATGGTTCTAAAGTTTTTACTGCTGCAACTAGTAAAGCTGGTATTCGTGGTAAGTCGGTTAACTTACTATACGTTGACGAAGCAGCAATTATTCCGAACAACGTAGCTGAAGACTTTTTCACTTCTGTTTACCCAACTATTTCTGCTGGTCAAACAACTAAGATTCTATTGTCATCTACTCCGCTAGGTTACAATCACTTCTGGAAGTTTTGGACTGATGCAGAAAAGGGTAGAAATGGATTCGTTCCGCTATTCATTCCTTATTGGGAGATTCCTGGTCGTGATGAGAAGTGGGCTAACGAGCAAAAAGCACAACTCGGTGAACTAAAGTTTACACAGGAAGTTTTATGTAATTTCTTAGGCTCTAGTTTAACGCTGGTTCGTGCTGATGTTATTGCTAAAATGAGCCCAGACAATATGATTTATCAGAAAGATGGATTGGACGTTTACGTCCAACCCCAAGCTGGACACACATACTGTTTGATAGCTGATATAGCAAAGGGTGTTGGTGGTGATTACTCAGCATTTCAAGTTATTGATATTACTGAGACCCCCTATCGTATAGTAGCTAAATATCGTAATAACGAAATTAGTCCTTTGCTTTACCCAAATGTTCTTTATAAAGTGGGTAATGATTACAACCAAGCGTTCATTCTGATGGAAACTAACATCTCTGAACAGGTTGCTCATATTTTATATACAGAATTGGAATACGAAAATATTTTAATGGTTACACGACATACTAATGGCCAGACCGTTTCTGGTGGTTTTGGTGGTGGTAAAACTCAACTAGGTGTCAATACTGACAAGAAAATCAAGCGAATCGGTTGTCATAACTTTAAAGCACTGGTTGAAGAAAATAAATTGATTGTAAATGATGCCGACACAATCTCAGAAATCTCTACTTTTATTGAAAAGAAGGGGTCATATGAGGCTGATGAAGGTTATCACGATGACTTGGTTATGCCTCTAGTCCTGTTTGGGTGGTTAACCACAAACAGTTATTTTAAAGACTTAAACAATGTTAATCTAAGAGAAGCGATGTATAAAAAACAAATGAAAGCTATCGAAGAAGAACTAACTCCATTTGGTTTTTACGACGATGGTGGACCAGAAAAGCCACCTCTAAACTTCTAAAATCGTCTAAAAACTAAATAAATATGTAGACATACAAGTTGTCTAAAGTAAAACTTATTAACAAGGAGAATTACAATGCCGTTTCAATTATCTCCAGGCGTTGCAGTCGTAGAAAAAGACTTTAGTTCAATTGTCCCAGCCGTCTCAAGTTCTGCTGGTGCGATTGCTGGTACATTTCAGTGGGGTCCAGTTTTAGCCCCTACTGCAGTCAGTTCTGAAAATGAATTGGTGAGACAATTTGGTCAACCAAATGACTCAACATTTAATGCATTCTTTACTGCAGCCAACTTTCTTTCTTATACGAATACTGCATTCATCTGCCGTGCTGATACCGCCAATGCAAAAAATGCAGTATCTATTTCTTCTGGTTTTGTTACAGATATAACTTTAACGAATGCTGGATCTGGTTATGAAAATGTCCCAACAATACAGTTTTCTGCCCCACAAATAAGTGGTGGACAGTTTCCTGTTGCGACATGTAGATTAACAGGTGGTAGTGTCACTGCAATTCCAGTATCGTTACCTGGATCTGGATTCACTTATGCAACTGTAACAATCTCTCTTCCAGATTACCCTATTGGTCCAAATCCTGGCGATGGTCAACAAGCCACAGCGACAGCAAATATCTCTGGTGGTGTATTGGCATCAATTGACATTGCTGATCCTGGTGCAGGATATTTGACACCACCAACTATCACCATTGTCACTGATGGAACCAATTATACTCTTGGAACAGTAACAATATCAACTTCTTCAATTCTTGATATTACTTTAGTCAGTGGCGGATCTGGATATACTGAAGCCCCTAGCGTCACTGTTGTTCCAAATGGGACATTCTTCACTAATGCAACAATTAGTGTTAGTGGGTTTGAAGAAGGTGGAGTTAAAATTAAAAACTCTACTGATTACTTACAAAACTTTAGCACTGGTGCTGGTACATATGGTCAGTTTGCTGCAAAATACCCAGGAACTCTTGGAAATTCCATTTATGTTGGTGTTGCAGATTCTGCTCAGTATCCAACATGGGATCACAAAGATGATTTTGATGGTGCTCCAGATACTTCTGATTTTGCTGCCAGTGTTTCTGGCACTAATGATGAACTCCACATCATTGTTATTGACCAAGATGGTCGTTGGACAGGAACTCCAGGTGCTATTCTAGAGAAATTTGCATTTGTGTCAAAAGCATCAAACGCTAGAAAGGCAGATGGAACAAACAACTATTATAAAGACGTTATAAATTCTCGTTCACAGTATATCTGGTGGATGGATCATCCAGAAGGTGTAACTAACTGGGGAACACCAGCAGCCAATACAGATTTTGATGATATGGAAGACTATGGTGATTATCAACTAAGCGGTGCTGCTGATGATTATAACATCACTGATGGCGATAGAATGGAAGCGTATGGATTATTCGCTGATGATACTCAATATGATATTTCTTTAATTCCTTTGGGTAAGGCTTCTTCTACTGTTGCTAACTACGTTATTTCTAATGTAGCAGAAGTTCGTAAGGACTGCGTGGTGTTTGTGTCACCAGAAGATGTTGATAGTGGTGATATTATCATCGGAAATACTTCTACAGAAGTTAATAAAATTGTTGCATATCGCAATGCATTACCAAGCAGTTCTTATGCCGTAATGGATACTGGTTATAAGTATCAATACGATCGTTATCATGATGCATATCGCTTTATCCCGTTGAGCGGTGACATCGCTGGTCTATGTGCTCGTACTGACTACACTAACGATCCATGGTTCTCTCCAGGTGGTCTAAATCGTGGTCAGATTAAGAACGTAGTTAAATTAGCTGTAAACCCAACAAGAGCAAATCGTGATACATTATACAAAGCTGGTGTCAATCCAGTTGTAACCTTCCCAGGAGAAGGAACTGTTCTTTATGGCGATAAAACTCTATTGGCTAAACCATCAGCATTCGATCGTATCAATGTTCGTCGTTTGTTTATCGTTCTCGAGAAAGCAATCGCAACTGCTGCTAAGTTCCAGTTGTTTGAGTTTAATGATGACTTCACTCGTGCGCAATTCAAGAATTTGGTAGAACCATTCCTACGTGATGTTCAAGGTCGTCGTGGTATTACTGATTTCGTTGTTAAATGCGACAGTTCCAATAATACTGGGGAAATTATTGATCGTAACGAATTCGTTGCTGATATTTTTGTTAAGCCAAATCGTTCTATCAACTTTATCACTTTGACATTTGTTGCTGCACGTTCTTCGATTAACTTTACCGAAATTGGTGCCTAATTGGACAGGGGATAGAAATATCCCCGTCATAACAGATAAATAGTAGAACAAGGAGATTAAAAAATGGCAAATATTGCTGATTTTAAGGCACAGATGATTGGTGGCGGTGCACGCCCAAATCAATTTCGTGTTGAATTAACATTCCCATCATATGTTACATTAGGTACAGTTGCTGGACAACGTGCACAGTTTTTGTGTAAGGCTGCTCAGCTACCTGCTTCCACAATTGAGAACTTGCCAGTTCTTTATCGTGGACGTCCAATTAACTTTGCTGGCGAGCGCACTTTCCAGCCATGGAGCGTAACAGTTTATAACGATACTTCTTTCGGTATTCGTAATGCTCTTGAGCAATGGCAATCTGGTATTCAAAACTACAATACAACTCTTGGTAGAGTTACACCAACTGATTATCAAGTAGATTTACAAGTTCATCAATTAGATCGTAGTGGCTCTATTATTAAATCATACAAGTTCGTTGATGCATTCCCAACAGCAATTTCTGCTATCGGTCTTGACTATGAACAACAAAATGCTATTGAACAGTTTGATGTAGAATTTACTTACAACTTCTTTACTTCTGAAACTGGTGCTGCTTCTGGATTTGGTGTTAATGTTTCTGTTGATACTCCAGTTGGTTCGTTCCCACTTTAATTAGTAAGAGAATTACATAATGCAGATTTTTGGATTT